ACTTTATCAAAAACTTCGGAAGCTGGTTTTGCTGGGGGAGGTGCTGCTAAAGCGGCACGGACCAAATTGTTGCGATAATCGGTGTCCTTAGAATTGTCTTCTGGAGGTAGATCATCATCGTCATCATCCTCATCAACAGTTTCTGGGTGAACAGTTTGTCGTTTGAGATCTCTGTATCCATAGTCACGAGCTTCTGGGTCTGAAAGTTCATCTTCAGTTTCACGTAGTTCGTCATCATGTGTCACTTCATCAAATTCGTCGGGACACTGACCCGAGGAAATAAATTCTGGAACACGGGTTATGCAAACTGTATCGTAAACAACGTGATCATTGACAGATGTTAAGGAGCGAGGAGGTCCAAATTCATCGTCAAGTGTTGTGTCAATTACGCGAGTACCTCCAATAGTGCGCATAGTATCAGAGCGCGTTTCGAACGCAGCCTGAGCTACGTCGTAAGCTTCATCAATTTGAGCTTTGGTAGGAGGTGGGAGGCGATGAAGACGATTGTGTCGTCTATAGGCCCAGGGTATATCTATCCTCGAATCGACCCAATCAACAGGATTGAAGGGTATGGGAGGAGAAGGCTCTTGTTCGCGTGGTTGCGATCTGGTAGAGTCTCCTTTGGCATCAGGAAAGATTGTAGATGAGTCAAAAGGTTCACCATCTGAAAATGGGCTACAAACGGGGGAATCAAATTGTTTTTTATCTCGTGAGAAATGAGAAGATTCACGGGAAGGAGGGACGTTTTTTATTTTTGAACTTAATTTCCGTCTCTCTTTGGCGTTCTTACGTCCGCCATTACCGCCTCTAATAAACTTCTGAGTGTTGGCGGTTTTAGGGAACAAAAGTTCCTCGTAGTTATCGACTATGGCATCATCAACTATTTTGATCTGTTTGCTAGTCTGTCTCATTGCATCTAATGCACATGAGATTTTTGGTTTTAATTTATATTTAACCTTTTTCCATCTGTCCTCCATGTGGTCCTCAGTTTCTTCCTCCTCTATGATGGCATCACCATCATTCAAAAGCCAGTCATCACCAAAAATAAGTGGTGAATCTGGCATTACACGCGGATTTACTTTATCCTGTAACCTTGCCGTCGGTCGTGTAATGGGTACAAATTGGGAAAGTGGCTGGACTCCACTTTCGGTTGTTAGACCTTGTTCCCTTGGGCTTGCCTGTATAGTAACTTGTTTCATTTTTCTACAGGTCTAACATTTTAGTATAGGTGGTGGTGAAGTTTGTGAGTGTTGCACAAACAATAAAATTCACTCAACGCTCCGGCATAGATTTAAGTCTGAGTCGACTACTATAAGATTGTAAGAGTGGGCTATCAATTTTTCAGTAAATTTCTGTCTGCTTTCTCGTTATCATGGGCTGTCCAGGCCTAAAGGAGAAAATCGTGTGTACGGGAATACACTTAAACATGAGAGTTGCGCTTTTAACGCTGTCCTGCAAGATGGACCTCCAAGGTCTAGTCTACTGACAGTAGAAATGAACTTATTATCAAAAATCCTAAATTATCATTGTTATGTGTAAAAAACATAAACTGCACTTCCGCTAGGACGGAAACACTTCATCTAGAGAATTGGAAGG